CTCAATCCGCTGCGCCTGGATGATTTCGCCTTGCTTGGCCTCGCGGGCCTCCTGATGCGCGCCCGCAAGCGCCGCCCGTTCCTCGATGTGTTTCCATTGCAGCTTGTTCTGGAAGGTCTTCCGCTTGAGGTGTGTCATGGGTCAATCGGTTGAAGAGGGGATTTTGATTCAGGTTCGTCCGTTGGATTTCGTAGACAAGCGCGACGGTAAACCAGTCCAAGGGGTGAAAGTGGTTTTAGGTCGTCCAGCGTCTCGTCCTGAGTATGACGGGGAGGGTTTCGTACCTTTTGATCTTACAGATATGTCGTCTACAGGTCTTAAACTAGTACATAAGCTTCAAGATGAAGCGCGTGATTTATATCTTCAACCTGTCTTTGTTACTTGCGAAACGATCCGCACGGGCAAAAGCACTCAGTATCTTCCTCGTTCGATTTCTGTTGCTGCCTGATTCTAATTATGTCTGCTCTCTGTGTTTCCATTGATCCGAATGGCTTTGTAGTGTCTTCTGCTACGCCTGTCGATCAGTGTACGTCTTACGTTTTGTTGGAGTCGTCTGAATGGGGCGGTTCCTCAATCTGGGCGATTCCTCCGGCTGGTGATGTTGCCGCTATCTGGGGATTTGCCTTTTCAGTGCCGGTGATTGTGTTCCTTATGGCATGGTCGCTCGGTGTTATTCTCAAGATGTTTCGTTGAGGTGATGTATGGACCTTTCTACGCTGACTGCCGCTGTTGATTTGGATGGTGTCGGTACTGCCCTGCTGGCGGTTGCTGGTTCGATGGTGGTGATTCTCGCGGGTCGGTGGGGTATTCGTAAGATTTTGGGCTTCTTCCGCTAATCCGTTTGCTTTTCTTGGCGTAGTGTCTTTTTGAGCTACGCCTTTTTTTTTGGGGGGAGAGGGAAAATGATCTGGCTGGTTCTGCTTTTTATTTCGGGTTCTCTCTGCGGGTGGGCAGCTATTCAGGGTCTCAATCTATGAATGTCTTTCTCTTCTTATTGCTTTCTTTTTTCTCTGGCTCATCTTACTCGGCGGGTTGGCGCATATATGACAATAACTTGCCGCCTGTTGATTATTCATCTCTTGATGCTGCTTGTCAGGCTTATTCTTCCTCTTGCCCGAATTCTCATGACATTAGGTCGGAGTATAAGGGTTCTCAGTGCAGCGGCGGTGTTGGTGTTTGTAATTATGATTATTACCGCTGTTCTTTAGGTTCTCTCCATGGATCGGGTACTGCGACGGTCAATTTTAATTGTTCAGGTCAGCCCGGTAAGGTTCCAAGGGGGACGTGTCCTAATTACTACTGCGGCTGTCCAGAAGGCCAATCAGAACTCTCTAATGGGACGTGTGGGGTCTGTCCTTCAGGCCAAGTTGAGAATCCTTACACGGGAAAATGTCAAGCTCCTTGTGAAGAAGCTCATTCTGACGACGATTTACCCGAGGGCGTATCTATCGGCGTGGGAAATGGTACATCCTGCCATAACGGCTGTTTGCGGGAGCATTTTCTCTATATGTACAATGATGATCAGGGGTTCACGAATGCTATTGATAGCTGGAGTCAACCGGGGAGTTTTTGCCCTGTGGGTACTCCGACGACGCCCCCTGATGTTCCTCCGAGGGCGTGTTTAGCGCCTATGGTTATTCTGTCCGATGGATCATGTGGTACTCCTGGCTCAGATAACTGTCCGGCGTGGCAACAGTTTGAAAATGGTCATTGTGCGAACAAGCCCTGCGAGTCGGGTAAAACCATGAAGTGCGGGACTGTGAATGATGCTGAGGCGTGTGCGTGTGCGGGGCCGTCTGAGTGTGAGCCGGGTGCGGTTAAAAATGCTTTTGGCAATTGTGTTACTGAGCAGTCTTGTCCTGCGGGTCAGGTACAGGATTCAGTGACAGGTGTTTGTGGCCCTCCTAAAGATGAGAGTTGTCCCACGGGGACTCATCGCGAGGGGATGACCTGCGTCAAAGATCCGGGGGAGTGTCAGGTAGGGACATGGTATATTCCGGGGTGTGGTTGTGTTTCCGATGTAAATCAATGTGTTAATCGAAATTCTAATGATTTGGATGGTGATGGTACGCCGAACGCGAATGATGATGATGCGGATGGTGATGGTACGCCGAACTCGACTGATAGCGATGCCGATGATGACGGTATTCCGACCTCCCTAGACTCGACGCCAAAAGGGCCGGGTTCTTCCCCTATGCAAGATCCCACTAAAACAAGGGATACCTCTAAATCCGATCCGAACGGTGATCTTGATGGTGATGGTGATCCTAATGGAACTGATCCTGATCGTGACGGGGATGGTATCCCGAATGGGGATGATGGGACGCCTGACGGTCGTGAAGCTGGTACCGGGGTGGAAGATGGTCAGTGTGACCCTGAAACTCAGGAATGCGGCGGGGAGAAAGATAAACCGGGCAAACCGGCTGAAATCGGTGATGCGTTTTATAAGAAGAAAGAGGATCGTAGTTTTCAGCAGGTTTGGAGTGCCTTTATCCAACGTGTCCAGCAGGCTAATATCGTGACTGCGGGTTCGAGGTTCTTCACGGTTTCTATTGGTGGGGGGTCTTGTCCTAATTGGGTGATTCCGTCTACTTTCATTTCTTCCGCAATCCCCATTACCTTGCAATGCTCTTCTGAGGTAACTACGGCTTTGCGGGTCGCCGGGTATATGGTGCTGATTATCGCGGCATGGGTAGCTTTTAGGATTGCTCTGCTTTAGGAGGCTTTATGGATTGGCTTTCGTCTATCACCGAATGGCTAAAAACGCTTGTCACCAATCTTTGGAACTCGCTTATTGCGTTCTTGGGTGATTTCTGGA